GTTTTTATGAGTTCTATATCGACATTGCCCACTCGTAATTGCCAATGGATTGCTGTGAAATTTATGCTTAGGGTCGTTCCTCCTCCTAAGCATGCTCATACGCCCCGACAAACAAGTTTGTTCGGTGGCGATGGCTAAATTTTCCCCGACCATTAACAATTACTCTTTGGGTGAGCAATGTCGCTCTAGAACACATAAAAACATATGAAAAAAGATAACAAAGTATCCGATACAACAGTAACCCATAACGAAGGCGTAGTAGTAGCCGTCGGTCCACAATCCACGGACAAAGAGTACCCAATCACAGTTCGCAGCACAGACGGCGAGTATTACAAGGTCTGGCACGACGCATCACTCAGACGTGGCACGTCAGTCACGATTGACGAAGTGATCTGGGCAAACGGCTGGAAGGACACATTCCTCGTAACTTGCTAAGCCTCAGCGGCAGGGGGACTGAAAAGTCCCCTTGCTTTCTGGTGTTAAACCAACAGACATCCTCCACACAAGATATACTACAAGCTATACCAATCATAAATAACAAAAGAGAGGTTATAGTGATTCTAATAACAATAACACACACATACAATGCAAATCGAAATACAAGAAATCATCACTGAGATCAACTCCACTGAACGTTACTCTGACGAGAACAAAGCAGCATGGAGATCCCTGTTCCAAGCAGCCAAGCAACACGCCTACAAGATACGTACTCGTAACAAGTACACCCGTACAGGCATCAGAGTACCTCGCGACACCGACGAAATCATGGTCTCCATCATCGTAGACCAGTGGATGGCAGAGTACAATGACCACTACATCGAGCACTCCAGCCCACAAGACGATCGCCAAACAGGTGACTGCAGCTGCGTACAAGCACTAGAGCAAGCAGCCAAAGATGAAGCCATCGCAGCCATCCAAGAAGTATTCACTGACGACGACAACACACTAAGCAGAGTAGTTGTACGAGAACGTCTCTACGATCAAATAGCTGGATCAGCACCACGACTAGCTAACTTCCTCAAACATGCATCCGACCAGTGGCTTGCAGACAACGCCTCTGAGATCGTAAGCAAAGCTATTCGCTACACCAACTGCGACATCACAGCTCACATATCCCACGAACACACCAACGAGCGAAACAACCTACACTATTCAGAGTACGAATCACTCGACGCAGCCGACCAACAAGCAATGTCCGACGAATATGCTGAGTCCTTCTACCAAGATCCAGAGTGTGACCCAGACGACGCCCGCTTCATCGGTACACCACCACGTAGTGACGACTGGGACGACAAGATGCGCTCCAACCATGTTGATCGCAAACGTGGATCAGGAGGTGTACTCAGTGGTCTCTACACCAACAGCCTCCCAGAACCCAGCTACTACAGCAAAGAAGCTCGTAATCGCTTACGCATGTCCTACCTAGATTCAGATAACAAGGTAGATATTGAAGTAGGCCCTTGGATGAAGCGAATGGATCCTCTCCGTCGCAAACGTCTAGTAGCTAATCGTATCAAAGCTAACATCGAAGCATAAACAATCATGGAAATCGTAATCTTTTCATTCATCTCAGCACTAGGTCTACTCCTAGTGCTGACCCGTACGCTTGGTCTAAAGCGTACCTTAAAAATAAGGAAGATATTGGATGTGATTGTGACGTTTGGCGTACCTATCCTGTTCACAGGTACGTTCAGCGGCATGATCACTGCGTTCTTTACAGGTCTTTGGTTTACATTACTTACCTGCTTACTCCAAGTAATTGTAAACCCACATCAGTATCCTCTGCTGGCAGCATCAGGATCTTATGGTAAGCAAGAAGACAACACAAACAGTTCTGAGGGTAATCGTCCCTCTCGCTCTCGACGTTCTAAAGTGCGCCCTCACTAGATATACGTTCAGAGTTTTAAGAGACAGTGATAATCGGAGACGACATCAGAACTATTAGTACAAAAGTAGCCCTTGGTCATGGAGAGATGATCAAGGGCTACCCAGCTTTAGAAAAGCAGCCTGCCCCTAGAGACAGGCTGCTAAACCAAGTAACAATACAATAACAACACAATCAAACCGTAACGACCCGACTGTAAAAAATAGTATGTGTGTCAAAGGTATACCTGTCAATAACAATTTAGATATTTTTGGACTCAGGTGAGTCTGAACAACAAGAACCAAGTAATAATAACAAAATGGAAGAAAACATCACAGTAACCCTCCGCTACGGTCTCACTAACACAGTAACCCGCAGCTTCCCAGAAGACACTACAGTCTCTGACCTCCTCGCAGATCGTTCGATCCTTGCAGCACTGTCCGCTCCCGAATCAGTATCCGCCGTAGCCAACGGCGTCACTCTTGACGGATCAAACATGCTTCACGGCTTAGGTACTATTACACTGGAGCAACAAGCCTCCAGCAAGGCGTAAGTAGTGCCGTCCTAAGCAAGACATAAAACTGCTTCCTCTTTTGTGTTAACGTATACGTGCGTGTATACGTCGTGTGTACCTGTCGTCTCTCCGTGAGGCGGCAGGTTTTTACCTTTAACTTACTATGAATAATCCACATCAAGAATACGTATTACATGCCGATGGCAACTTCTACAAGCGCACAGTCCTAGAGACAGTTGTGTGTGACCAAGAAGAAGCTATGGCTTCTATCAAAACAAAGCCTTTGTTCTTCGTAAACAGGTTTACAAAGTCTTTTGCACTTCGTAACTCAACAGGTGGCGTTAAAAAGTACAACACGTACTCAGCCAACCACGTCTCACCAACAGGTGACTCTCCTGTTCAACTGTCCTTTGTAGAAGCACCTTACTTCTACTTTAGTGGTGCAAACCTAATTTGCAGACGCCGTGGAGAAGAGTTTCCCGAACATTACAGTCTGCACATCCCTTATCCAAGCGATTCACCGCTTGAGGGGTCATCAACGCTCAAGGTTAAGAATGCTAATGAACTGGAAGATCAAGTTCGCTGGCAACCATCACTCGACGGTTTACGACTATTCTTCATGTTCAGTCATACTAAGAACCATTTTGGTGAATCTTACACAGCCATACTGCACACAAGCCCATATGTCTTTGTATACGATCCCGTAACAAAACAAAGCTATGCACCACACCTAGCAAACGTTTTCGATCGCGGAGACATCTGCACAGGAGACACGTTTCCAAGCAGTACAGGTGACTTTGATGACTTAAAAAGCGACGACCTGCTTGGCTTACTCAAGAAAAGCATGCTCCACCTAAACACATCTCGCTGCAACAATGACTTACGTGCTGAACTACATCTAGAAGCTGAAAACCTTAAGTTCGACGAAACAGGTAACAGCATCCGTGTACTGACTAGTGAAGGTGTACCCAGCAAATCTAGTTTCTATCAACCAATCAACCACGACTCAATATTGAGCTTTACAACATGGCTGAACCAATAAACATAACAAGCGCATTCCAAGACTGTCGAACATCTGTTCCCCGATGGCACGAAAGTCCGTGGGATTTTAGTCGTAGTGACTTAGAACGGCTACAATCAAATCTACCTGAGAGAGAAGCAGTACATCTAGACACATATCCAATTAATCACGGACTCGACAAAGATGATCTCCGCATCTTATTTAAAATACTTGCAAAAGATCTCCCTGAGTGTGGTCGTAAGCGTGGTGCAATACTTCGCTACATTGACGCATACAAACAACCAAAACAAGAACTAGGTAAGAACCTATACAGATTCTTAAAATCAAAATGAAACCAAAACTCAACGCAGTAATTATCGGTGCAGGCGGCGTAACCAGCTACATGCTACCAGCTCTTAAAAACAGCTTTGACCTGACAGCTACCATCATTGACGGTGACAAGCTTGAGAAACACAACCTTGACCGGCAGTTGTTCCGAAACAATGCAGTCGGACAGTACAAAGCAGTAGCATTGCTCAAGCAGTACAACTTTCGTAAGAACGAAGGTCACGCTGTTCGAGAATACTTCAGCGAAGACATGCTCAACACCGAGTACAAACTATTCTTTGCTGACGCTGACGTATACATCTGCGCAGTAGACAACCATCCAGCTCGCAAAGCTGTACTGGCTGCAGCTAAAAAGTACAATAAACCCGTCGTTGTATGTGCTAACGAGTACCACACAAGTCAGGCGTTCTACTACGACCCGTCGATGGAGTACGACTTCCCAATGATTGATCCAATCGCTCGCTACCCTGAGATTGCTACAGACAAGTCAGGCAGCCCAATCAGCTGTCAGGGTCTTGCGCTTGAGTCAGATCCACAGCTTGCCATTGCAAATCAACTTGCAGCAAGCTTTGCCAACTACCTGCTATGGTCTTGGCTCGGTATTCCTGCGCAACCCGATCTGCTACCTTACATGCCTATCGAGTTTCAAAGTACGTTCTCTCGTATGCAAACAATCACAGTCGAAGACTTAAAGAACATCGAACAAAAAGCATCATGAACCAAGAACAAATAATCCACGAAAACAAGTTATACAACGAAATAAACACTGACCTGTTTACAACGTATCAGGAAGTAGAAACGTTCTCTACAGAAAGTATTACTCCTGTATTCAAAGGCGCTAAGATCCCACGTCACATGTGGAAAAACATCTTAGCTTTCATGAAACAATCATACGACCAGTTCAAGTCAGAAACACTAGTCTATCTGTTCTATGACGAAAAGTCCAAGACACCTTGGGACTGGTGGGTCCCCCCACAAGAAACAGCAGGTATGACTGTTGAATCCTCACCCGAAGATCCAAAGTACCAAGAACAACGTAAGTTGTACTCAGACACTATGTTTGGCACTGTACACCATCACTGCTCTACATCAGCGTTCCAATCAGGTACTGACGAAGCCGACGAGGTCAACCGCGAAGGTATCCACTTTACTATTGGTCATATGGACAACGAAGAGGGATTTGACATACACTGTCGTATCACAATCGGTGGTTGTCACGCAGAGATCGACGCTGGTACTTACATCGAACAGGCTGGAGACCCGTTCAAAAGGACTGCAGCAATACCCAATCAAATGAAACAAGAGATTACAAAGTTCTTGCATGCAAAAGATATTGTAAATTTAAACCCAGACTATAAAAAAATCCCGTTTACTCAAATGAGTAACGTAACCAAAAGAACCTACGCAGCAAGAACCTATAAAAGCAAATACCCAACACAACTAGGTTGGAACTACGGCAACTACGAGTCATCAGCAAACTGGTACGACCACAACAAATCAAAAAAAAACCAAACAGAAGAAATGGTAGAATGCGCAAGTGATTCTGAACTTACAGGGCATGATGCCCTAGCAGATGAACTAGTAAATTTAATCCAAACAGACTATGAATACGAAGACATTCTTATCCAGTATTATGATTACATCGGCAATAATACAAGCAGCTGCGAACTGTATACAGGGAAAATGCAAAACACTAGAATTGCAAAAGACCTTAAAGCATTGTACAATAACAACAAGTTCCTTAGTTCAGAAAAAGGCAAAGAAGTTCTTATCCTCACTAAGGACTTCTTACTCGATTGGGCAAAAGACAACGGACTTGACACAACCATCAACGACCTCAAGTATGGACTCGGAGAGTTACAATACTATGAAGACGGAGAAGGAGTTCAATCAATGGCTACGGAGGATGTTTTATGAAAATATTCCTACTAAATGCCTTGTACAACGTATCGAGAATACTACGTCTAATGGCATCCCTGATATCATGGTTGTCCTTCCAAATCGAATGGTGCTTATTGAAAGCAAGTTTGAAACTAAAAAGATTCGCCCAGAACAGGCTGCCTTCCAAATTAAAACCAACTCCATTATCAAAGACTCCCTTAACACCTGCATCACCCTCGCAGCCTACCCAAAAACCAACAGGTTTGTAATGCTGCGCTTTGATACTGGATCTATCACAGAAGAAGGTATAAAATGTGAAAGCGAAGTAGTCTTTTCTCTCGACAAAGATGGTTTTAACGACTTTCTTAACTACATAACTTTATAACAATTTTGACAGATACCGAAGTAAGTCACTGCGACCGAAATAGAGTACAACTCAAAGGAGCGACTCTTTACAGCTCTTCAAATTGTAAAGACTAGGCGACATCGCGCATACCAAAGAGGTCACTCGCACCGTCCTTCCTAGATAACTGACTGCATGCCCTAAGTAGACAGTCAGCCAATTTATTATACATACATTATGGAACCAATACAACTAGACCACATACAAGAGTTCGGCTCAATCAAAGAAACAATGGACATTGTTAACAAAGGCACAGAGCGCCTACTGAAACAAGACGTTCACGCTGAAGAAAGAGCAGCGGTAGCTTGGGGCTTTGCTAACGGACTCCTTCGAGTAAAAAGCGAATCTGAAATTAACTTAGAGCTAAGAGAAAAACCTTGGCTAAAGATCAACAAAACAATACAAGCTAATGAAGATCTATGAAACCACTAAGCAAAACACTAACAGAACTAGGGATTGCGTTCAGCTTCCCTATCGAGATTAAAGATGACAAGGGCAATCGAACCTACTGCGAGGACAGTAATGGCTTCTGGCGTAAGTATGAGTATGGTACCAATGGTGAACAGACCTACTATGATGACTTCTCTGGCTACTGGTGGAAGTCTGAGTACGATTCCAACGGAAATGAGACTTACTGCGAGAACAGCACTGGATACTGGCAGAGGTGGGAATATGATGCCAATGGCACTGAGACTTACTACGAGGACAGCGATGGCGTAAAGCGAGGCACTCCCAAATCGGCTAAGACCTGCGAAGGTAAGGTCATTGAAGTAGACGGAATCAAATATAAACTAAAAGCACTATGAAAACAATACCAATAAAAGTAAGCATCAAGTCAGCTAGTCTCGACTGGAATCCAATCTTCAATAGCGTCCAAGTCGGCGTCGATGATGAAGCCTCTGGTTCTTTCCTAATCATATACGGAAACGACTCTCAAAACGACAGTGCTAAAATCTCCCTCGACTGGGACGAATGGGACGACCTTGTAAAAGTTGTTCGTAAGTATCGTAACGAATGGGAGTGGAAATAGAACACTATGAAAAAACTAAGCGAAACACTGACGGAACTAGGGATTGATTGCGCGTTCCCTATCGAGATTATGGAAGCCAATGACAGAGTCACCTACTTCGAGGACTGTGACGACTACTGGGAGAGGTACGAGCGTGATGTCAAGGGTCGCCCAACTTACCACGAGGACAGCTATAAATCTTGGAAGAAGTGGGAGCGTGATGCGGATGGTGGCGTTCTTTATTACGAGGACAGCGATGGCTGCTGGGATAGGTACGAGCGTGATGCCAATGGGGGCGAGACTTACTACGAGAACAGCTATGGTACAAAGGAAGGCACACCACGTTCAGCCAAGACCTGCGAGGGCAAAGTCGTAGAGGTTGATGGAATCAAATACAAACTAAAAGCACTATGAAAAAACTAAGCAAAATATACAAAGAACTAGGGATTGCATTCAGCTTCCCTATTAAGATTAACGATGCCAACGGTAAATTGACTTACTACGAAGGCAGCATTGGCGACTGGTATAAGCATAAATATGATGCCAACGGTAAATTAACTTACTTTGAGAACAGCGGGGACTACTGGTATAAGCATGAATATGATGCAGACGGCAACGAGACTTACTACGAGACCAGTAACGGCGTAAAGCACGGTATACCACGTTCAGCCAAGACCTGCGAGGGCAAAGTCGTAGAGGTTGATGGAATCAAATACAAACTAATAGCACTATGAAAGATACCGCATTCAATTCTAACTATAAGAAACCTAATTATGATTACTCGCTTTGGTGGCAAAATGAAATGCAGGTTTTGTGTGACGCTGTGAATGACTTTGCACTTGGCAAGATAACCCTCAACGAACTGAAGCGAGTTCAAGCAGGCGCACAATGTCAGCTCCTTACTGGCGAGGGTGGAAATACCACACAAAAATAAATAAGATTCCCAACGCATAACTATGAAAAAACTAAGCGAAACACTAACAGAACTAGGGATTGGATTTAGCTTCCCTATTAAGATTTGGAATGTTAATGGCTACCAGACCTACTACGAAGACAGCGATGGTTACTGGGACAGGTATGAGTATGACGACAATGGCAACAGAACTTACTTCGAGGACAGCACAGGCGTAAAGAAAGGCACACCTTAATCAGCCAACCAATAACTATATGAACTCCCTAACAATCATGACTCTAATACAAGCTTTGATCTTAGTAGAAAGCAACAACAATGACCGAGCAGTAGGTGATGATGGGCTAGCGTACGGTTGCTTACAAATACATAAAATTTATGTAGAAGACGTTAACCGTATATTAGGTGAAGATAAATATGTACACGTTGACGCATTTAATCGACACGATTCAATAGATATGTTTATAACGTACACAAGTCACTACGCTACCTACACAAGACTAGGTAGAGAACCAACACCAGAGGATTTTGTTCGTATACACAACGGCGGTCCTGATGGATGGAAGAAACCTGCAACAAAGAAACACTGGAACAAAGTTAAAGATACACTAGATAATTATGCAAAACGACCTTTTTCAAATCTCCCGAAGCGAAAAACCAGCACTAGACTTACCTCCAGTGATGCAGCCAAAAAGTAACTGGCGACCTCCTGCACAACTACCAAAGTTCGACAAAGTCATTGCCATTGACTTAGAAACCTGCGACCCCAACCTAAAGAAGAGTGGACCCTCTTACAAACGAGGAGAAGGTAAAGTAGTTGGCATTGCTATTGCCGATGAGCATCAACAAGTTTATTTACCTATCGACCACCAAGGTGGTGACAACCTAGACAAAAAGCTAATATGTCACTACGTACAAAACGTAATCAACGAAAGCACTGAGATACTGTTTGCAAACGCAGCCTATGACCTTGGCTGGCTCGCTGTTCTAGGCATGACAATCAACTGCCCAGTGCGAGACGTACAAATTGCAGAAGCATTAATTGACGAAGAACAGTTCTCATACAGCCTCAACAATCTATCTAAAAAATACCTCAAGCGTACTAAGTTTGAAGACAACCTGAAGAAAGCAGCAGAAGCCTACGGAGTAGACCCCAAGGGTGGTATGTGGAAGCTACCAGCACGTCACGTAGGTGAGTATGCCGAGATAGATGCCCGCAACACTTGGGACATATACCAACACCAGAAGCCTGTCCTACGAGAACAAGACCTATGGACTGTATGGGAAATGGAGTGCAAGCTCACACCCGTACTTGTCCACATGACAATGAAAGGTGTACCTGTTAACGTTGACGGTGCTGACAGGTTAAACGAAGAACTCAAAACAAAAGAAAAACAACTAAAACATCACTTCTCTGACCTAGACATCTGGTCTCCTGTACAACCAGCAAGGCACATCGAAAAGCTAGGCTTTATCGTACCTAAGACAGAAAAAGGCAATCCTTCCGTAGATAAAGACTTCCTAGTCAACTGCGATCATCCCGAAATTAAACTAATCCATGAAGCAAGAAGCATTAACCGACTCCGAAAAGTCTTTGTTGAAGACATCATTCTCAACCAAAATTATAAAGGACGAATCCACGCAGACTTCAAACAGGTTGCATCGGACTCTGGTGGCACTCGTTCAGGGAGGTTATCTTCATCCAACCCAAACATGCAACAAGTCCCTAAGCGAAGTGATATCGGTAAAGCTATCCGAAGTCTCTACGTTGCAGAACCAGACACACTCTGGTGTAAAGCAGATTACAGCTCACAAGAACCACGACTCCAAGTACACTATGCACTCCTCGGAGAATTTGGACAACCCCTGCCTAAAGCAGTACAAGCCAGAGAAGCATTCGAGCGAGGAGAAAAGCTATACACGTTCTTCGAGAAAACCACAGGACTCCCTTACGATACCTGTAAAATGTTATGCCTAGGCATCAGTTACGGTATGGGAATGAAGAAGATGGCAAAGACGCTCAACATATCTGAAGAAGAATGCAAAGCTACTATGCGTAAATTTAACAGCGAAGCGCCGTTCCTAAAAGTCTTGTTCGACAACGCAATGAACGTTGCAAGCTCTCGTGGTTACATTAAAACAATCATGGGACGCAGAGCACGATTTGACTTCTGGACACCTAGCTTTGAAGAGAAGCCAGTAAAAGGATACGGTCCAGCCAGAGGAAAGTACCCAGACAAACCACTCCAACGTTCTTTTACAAGTAAAGCACTAAACAGGCTTATTCAAGGAAGCGCAGCAGACCAAGCAAAGAAAGCTATGATTGATGCTTATGATGCTGGTTTTGATATGCGGTTGCCAGTACACGATGAGATCAACGCTATGGTTACTTCAGAAAAAGAAAGTTTAGAGTTGAAATTGATCATGGAAAATGCTATACCGCTCAAAGTACCAGTTATTGCCGATATTGATCTCGGTCCTACTTGGTGCTAACCAAATACAATATGCAAGATACAGAACAAGACATACTAGAAGAAGCCCTGAGCATTACTCAAGGTGATCGACAGGAAGACTACGGAGACTGTAAAGTAGAACTAGAGAGAGTTGCCACAATGTGGTCAGTAATCTTCGACACTACGGTAGACGCCAACCAAGTAGCCCTCGCAATGATCGCCTTAAAGATGACAAGGCAGATGAACAAAAACAAAAGAGATAATTGGGTTGACATTGCAGGTTATGCAAGAGTCGGCTATATCGCAACAAAACCAAATAATAACAATGACTGATGAATTACTACAAGAAAGCGACGTTATACCTGTCGCATCGATCGAAGGATTTGATACAAGCTCTGTCCCCGCTGGAGACTTGGCTGAGATTAAGAATCTGGGCGAAGCTCTCAACGACTTGGATCAAAACATCCTTGAAGAAGAAGGTAAAATTAGTGCTCTCAAAGCTAATCGTAAAAAGATAGCAGAAGAGTTGCTTCCAGACTTAATGGAAAAAGTTGGACTTAAGCTTATTCAGCTTAACGACGACACCAAGATTCAGCTTAACGATTTCGTTGACGCTCGAATCAAAGACCCGCAAACTGCATTTGACTGGTTGCGTGAAACTAACAATGATAGTATCATCAAGAATCAACTTAGTATCACACTAGGACGAGACCAAGATGCACTAGCAAAAGAAATACAAGATTTAATTGAAGAGTCGTTTAGTGTGACTGCTGATGCAAAGATCAGTATCCACCACGCAACTCTCAAGTCTTTCTGTCGTGACGCTCTGGACAACCCAGAGCTGGCAGAATCCTTACCTCGTGAAGCCTTTGGTATCTACCAAGGAACACGAGCGAAAATAACCCGATAAATAGAAAAGAGAAATAAGAATCATGGCATTCGATATATCAACAGTAGCAGGTCAAGGAACAGAGAATCTGGAC